GTGCTGAGGCTCCACGAAATCGAATACCACCTTTCCGTTTGCGCGATCATCATCAAAGCGCTTCACGGCAAGTCCAGCCAATACAATCGCCTGCACCCGCGCGGGATCGAATACCGGGGCGAAGTCAACAGCGGGGCAGGCTTTTACGTGATGCTCTGCCGAAAGAACGGGAAAGCCCACCTCCTAGAACAAGCAGACGATCCGGGGGCCAGGATCACGTATTCTCTCGGCGATCAGGTGCAATATTGGAAAGAGCGCTGGCTCCCGAACCGCGTTGACCTCTTGACGAACGGCCTTGTGGTGCCCGATCCGAAAGCCTATCGGCTCTCAGACATGATCGAAAAGAAAATCCAGCAGCGGCGCGAGCACGATCTCGCCAAAGAACCTCTTGCCGCGCAGTGAAATTAATTGCAATATCAGGCCCCAGCACGGAGGCAAGTCATGGCATTGAACCTGAAGAAAAAACCGGAACCTATTACTGCGCCCGCTCCAGTTTCGGATATTCCGGCAGAAGACCAGATCGATTTTCGTTTGGTTCCCATCGATAAAGTCGAAAAGAACGACTACAACCCCAACTCGATGGAAGCCGAGTTGTTCGAGGAGATCACCCGGCAGGTCAAAGAAGAGGGCATGAACCAGCCGCTTCTCTGCCGCGTGAACCCGGCCAAGGAAGGCTATTACCTTATCATCGACGGCGAACACCGGTACGAAGCGGCGGTTATCGCGGGCAAGAAGTTCATTCCGATCATCGTGGTGCCCTTCGATGAAACGCGCGCCAAGGTGCGCACGCTATCTATGAACGGGCTTCGCGGTCAGAACATACCGATCAAGCTCGCCCGACTTCTGGTGGACCTTCACAAAGAGTTCAGTTCCGCTGAGATCGCGCGCATGACCGGCGTGAAAGAGGACCAGCAAGTCTCGGTCCTGAAGCTTCTTGAAGTGCCTGACTTCAAGCCAAGCGATGGGGTGAAGCTGACACCCACGACCCAGGCCGCGCCTCTTCCTGTCATGCTTCTGCTCATGCCCGAGGAGCACCTTGCGTACACGACTGCCATGAAGCGAGCCATGAAAATCTCAGGCGACGACGTGGTGGCGCTTATCGGCCATGAGGTCGAAAGCTACGACAAGGCGATGAAGGGGTCTATGGGCATTGCCGGTGCCAAGCTCCGCAACGTGGCGCTCGCCCTTATCTGCGAGACGTTCAATTCGCTTTCGAAAGAGCAGCAGACGCAGATCGCCGCAGCAGCTCATAAGAAGATTTACGACAAGCTGGCTAACGACGCCGAGGCCAAGGAAGAGGCCAAGGAAAAGTCCGGCAAGAAGGTCAAGCTCGCTAAGGCCGTCTGATGACCAAAGTCAAGATCAAGAAAAAGCGCGTTACCACGACCGAGTTGCGCAGAAAAGTGCCAGCGGACGAGCGCCCTTTTCTACCGGCCTACGTGGATGTCCCCGAGCAGCCGATCTATGGCCCGGAAGGGGACGAAAAAGCCGAGCACGAAGAGCAGCAGGTCGCGCGCGTCGAACTCATGATGCTCAAGGGCATTCGTCAGAAGCGCACGCTCATGACCTTGCTCGAAATCCCCGACCATCGAAAGATGGACCGGTTTATCCGGCGCGTCTACGCGCGCTGGGAAATGACCGGCGCGACTCAGGAGCATATGCGCCACCGAGGCGAGGCCCTAAACCGGCTGGACCTCATTGAAAGCGAAACGTGGTCAAGGCTATCGAACCTGGACCCCAAGGCTGCTCCTCAGGTCAGTCTCAATTATCTCGCCGTCCTGCTTAAGATACAGGAGCAGCGGTCTCAGATGCTTGGGCTAACGCCGAAGGTCATTGCTCACATTGGCGTCGGCGACGACGCAAACGGTGACTTCGCGAGGCGCGTTGCTCGGCAGGAGTTCTTGGCGAAATTCGCCGCACGGATGAACGAACTTATTCAAGAGAGAACACGGTTCATCGAACATGAAAGCTCTCCCGAATAGGCTGTCCCGAGAGGACATGGACGAGATCGCATCGATCCTGCTCACGGAGGTCGCAAACGACTTTCCCGAGAATATGGGGCTGCTCACCTCGTTCATTCAAAGAGCGGCTGAAGACCCGCGCGCCATAACCAACGTGCTCAAGTACACGCATGAGCCGGTCGGGCCGCGCGAGTTTGTCGAAAGCCCCACATACATGAACAAACCCGGCGCGCTGTGGCCGCGCGTCATGGACGAGTTCTGCGAGCTTAATTCGGGTAAGTACGTCGAGAGCGTGCTTACGGGCGGGATAGGCTCGGGCAAGGCTTTAGACGTTGATACGCCAATACCAACACCGTCCGGTTGGACGCGCATGGGTGACTTGCAAGACGGCGATACGGTATTCGATGAACACGGAGAAATGTGCTCTGTGTTGTCGGCCCACCCCGTTATGTTGAACCGGACTTGCTATGAAATTAGATTTAGCGACGGGTCGTCTATAGTTGCCGATGAAGACCATCTTTGGCGTGTTTGGTCAGCAAGTCAGCGTCATACTAAAACTCACCCCGAGGTGCTCAGTACAAAGCAGATAGCTTCAACTATTTACCGGGACTACGGCATTGAGGTTGCGGGAAGTTTGAAGCTAGCGGATGTTCCCGGCCTCGGTATTGATCCGTATGTTCTTGGGGTCTGGCTCGGAGATGGAAGTTCAGACGGAAACCGGATAGGGTCAGTAGATGAAGACGTAATTCTGGAATTGCGGCGACATTACTGGATAACGGAGCAACCGCGTCCTAATGCCGTTCCGGCCCGGACGATACACGGTATTGGACCAGCTCTTAGAGCCTACAATCTATATGGCAATAAGCATATACCACCTGTTTTTTTGCGCGCCTCAGAAGATCAGCGTTTAGCGTTGCTGCAAGGTCTTATGGATAGCGACGGGACAATTGATAAAAGACAGGGTAATTGCGAGTTCACTCAGAAGAAAAAACGTCTTGCGTATGATGTTCTTGAGCTGGTCCGCTCTTTAGGTCTAAAGCCTACTATTCGTGAAAGGACGGCAATGCTGCGAGGCAAAGATTGCGGCCTAGTTTACACTGTCGCGTTCACCCCCCGAGACAAGAAAGTGTTTCGGCTACCAAGAAAGGCTAAGTATCTCAAGCCGTGTGTCAGCAAGGTTTCCCCTGCGGGCTGGCGATACATTAAGGAGGTTGTGCCGGTTCCGTCCCGCCCTGTACGCTGCATAACCGTTGACAGCGACTCTAAGCTTTATCTCGCAGGCGAAGCGATGGTGCCGACTCATAACACAACCCTCGCACTCTACACGCAAGCCTATCAGCTTTACCTTCTTTCCTGCCTGCGCAACCCGCACGCCGAGTTCGATCTGGACCCTGCCTCCGAAATCCTCATCGTCTTTCAATCGATCTCGGAAAAACTCGCGAAGGGCGTCGATTACATGCGCTTCCGGGAAATGATCGAAAAGGCCCCTTACTTCAGGAGCCACTTCCCTTTTGAGACCAGCCTCGCAAGCGAGATGCGGTTCCCTAAACGCATCATCGTCAAACCCGTGGCGGGCACGGACACAGCCGCTATCGGTCAGAACGTCATCGGCGGCTTGATCGATGAAATTAACTTCATGGCCGTGGTCGAAAAGTCCAAAATGTCGAAAGACGGCGAGACCTACGATCAGGCCGTTCAAAACTACAATTCGATTGCCCGACGCCGCGAGTCTCGCTTTATGCAGCTCGGCGCGCTGCCCGGTATGCTCTGCCTCGTTTCGTCCCGAAACTACCGGGGCGAATTTACGGACGTGAAGGAAGCGGAAGCCAGGACGAACCCCCGCATCTTTGTCTATGACAAGCGCATTTGGGAAATCCGGCCCGAGAAGTTCGGAGACGCGCGCTTCAAGGTCTTCGTCGGCGACGAGACGCGCAAGCCGTACATCCTGAAAGATGGGGCCGAAGTGCCCATCAAAGACGAAGCCCTGGTTGTCGAGGTTCCGGTCGAATACCGGCATTCGTTCGAAAGCGACATGCTGGCCGCGCTCCGCGACATTGCCGGTGTGGCAACCAACGCCATCCACCCCTTCATAATGAACACCGAGGCCGTGGCGCGGTCGTTCGGCGTTGTGCAGTCCATCGCGTCCCGAGAAGACGCCGACTTTATCCACTCGAAGATCAAGCTTTTTCCGAAGCGGATCGAGAACCCTGCCGAGCCTCGCTTTGTCCACATTGACCTATCCTACCGGAAAGACAGCGCAGGCATCAGCATAGGGCACGTAAGCGGCTTCAAACACGTCCAGCGAAGCGAGCACACCGAGACCTTGCCCATCATCCGCTATGACCTCATTCTCGAAGTGAAAGTGCCACCGGGCGGCGAGATCGAGCTGGAGAACATCAGGAAGCTGCTCTACACGCTCCGCGACACGCTCAAGATGCCGATCAAGTGGGTGAGCTTCGACGGCTTCCAATCGCGCGACAGTATGCAGATTCTCTTTCAGCGCGGCTTTACCGTTCACTACGCTTCGGTGGACAAGACGACCGATGCCTACGACATTCTCAAGCAGGCGATCTACGATGGTCGCGTGCTGGCCCCCGAACATCCCAAGGCGCGTCGCGAGCTTATCTCTCTTGAGATCGACACAAAACGCGCAGTGATAGATCACCCGCCGCGCGGCTCTAAAGACCTCGCCGACAGTATGGCCGGGGTCGCTTACGGCCTGACAATCCTTCGCGAAATCTGGATACGCCATAGAATACCGATGAACGCGGTCCCGCTCAGCATCGCGCAGCGGGTGCCAGAAGTCGCGACCAAGATCGTGAAGGGCGGCGCAGACATTAGCTACGAGGAGCTGACAGCCAGTGTCCATTAGCTACAGAACTTTCAGTGACCGGGCGCTTCACGACTTCACAGAGACCCTGGAGGAGCGCGACATACCCTATTCGATCAAGAGATTCAGCGTCATCACCAATGAACAGGTTGACGAGCTGGCAGCCGAATTTGGGGTATCAAGAGAAAAGGCCAAACGAGATGACAAGCGTGACAAGCAGCATCGAAGGTAATTACCGGCATGTGATTGAGCGGGCGGTGCCAGCGCATCTCCTGTATCTCATGTCCGAAGAGGTTCGAAAGAAGGGCTATGAGTTCAGGCTGGACGTTGACCAAAAGCTCAATGTCGCCGCCGTGGCCCCGCTCACCGAAGTCAATCAATTCCATGTCAGCTACGTGGCAAAAGCCGTGGATGACATAGCAGGGCAATTGATGCGCGAGCTGACCGACGACGATCCGGTCGAAGGGCTTTATACGTGCGTCATGTTCATCTTGACCCTGGTGGACGAAGGCTTCCTCGCCGACAAGACGAACATGGCAGTTCTCGTTTCCCTCATGCTCTTGGCAGACGCCGAAAACGACTCCAAAGACGACAAGGGCAACGAGGCAGTCATCGAACAGAAGAAAGCCAAGTGGAAGGCCCGTGGGCGTCGTATGCTTGGTCGCGCCAATCGTTTCGGCCTTTACGGCGTTAGGAAGGAACTGCAATTAATTGCACCTGGAGAGGTCAGATGGAAGCACTGAGTACCGAGTCGAGTGTAAAGAGAGGTCGCGGTCGGCCCCAAGGATACCGAAAGCCCAAGTTCATACCCTTCACCCCTTTTCAGCGATTCTTACCGCGACCGGCGTGGTATATTCGCTTTACGGATTTTTGGGACGGCTTCGTTACTGAATGCACGAGCTATCCGCCGTCAGCGACTGTCAGGCATAGCTGCGATAGGCTGAGCACTGAAACGCGAGCGCAACTTTAGCGTTGCAATTAATTTCAAAATCCTCTAGGCTTAGCAATTCCAATAAAAAGCCTAGAGGAACCCCGAATGCGATCCACTATCGCGGGCCTGACGGTCCTGAGTTTTGTTATTCCCGGCCAGCCTGTTCTTGCCGAATGCGGCATCGCCTCGCACTACCACGAAGGCAAACGCACAGCCAACGGCGAGCGCTTCGAACCGGACGGCTTATCAGCCGCACACAAGTCTCTGCCTTTTGGGACCATCGTTCGCGTCAAGCATCAGCGAACTGGCCGGTCAATCGAAATTCGCATCAACGACCGAGGCCCCTTCGTTCCCGGCAGGATTATCGATCTCTCGCGTGGCGCGGCTCGGCTCATTGGCATTAACGGTCTTGCGCCTGTCTGCATCGACGTGGTGCGCTAGACCCTTGCAATTAATTGCAAAGTTGGATAGCATGAGAGTGCCACGGAGGGCCAGACTAAACCCCCCAAATTCGTAACTGAGTCAGGAGTTCGAGTATGCGACTGCATGTTTGCGTAATGGCAGCCTTGGCGCTGCTCTGCCTCTCATACATTGCGTTCGGGATCGTCAGCAATTTGAACGCTCCCGAGCGACCTTCGGGTAAGCAGGCGGTAAACCCTGCTCGTGTTTCAGAAACCCCATTCTCAGGAGAGAAGTTATGAGAACCCCCATCGCTGGTGTCGTTTATCTGGGCCTAACCGTGCTTGCTCTTATGTTCGCGGCCCACCTCTACGCTCTGAAGGCGGGCCACGTACACCCCAGCATCATCTCGCACTGCATTGACGTGCCGCCCCACGAGAAATGGTGCCGAGACTACTTCGAAGCTTCCAAAACTCTCGTGGTGAGAAAATGAAAACGAAGGCATTCGTTCTGCTCGCTGCCGCCGTCCTGTCTGTCGTCGGCGGAATGATCGGCACGGAGATATACGGCCGCCTGCACGCGGCCCCTCGTGCTAAGCCTCAGCACCAGAAGACGACCTGGGTCTGCTTGCATTCCGAGTGGCTTCGTTTCGATTGTCGTTGGGCCTAAAAATCGTGCAATTAGTTGCAATTCAGACTTGCAATTAATTGCACTATGCCCTAGTTTGTAGGGGTAGCCAAGGAGGGCAGCAAATGACAAATTCTCTCGTATACCGCTTCTCAAAAAACCACTGCGATTGGGCTGGCAGCGCAGCCGACGCCAAGAAAATTCTCGGCGGCAAAGGCGCG